AGCGTGGCCGTGGAGTACGTGAAGGAGACGTAGGGGCGGCAATGGACCCCACCACCGGGCGCACCGAAGACCGCGTTGACATTGACGAACTTGAACCCGACCTGCCCCCGCGCAGCCTTCCGGGGATGCGCCCGGCGCGGTCGCCCGAACAGGCCAAAGGTGAACGCGCCCTCTACCGGGACCTGGCACGGGCATGGCGGCGCACGACGCGCTACCTCTGGCAGCGGTTCGGCTTGCCGGGCAAAGCGTTGGCAGCGCAGGCCCCGTTCCTGTTGACGCCGGACATGGAGCGTGCCCTTGACCAGGCCGCCGACTGGTATGCGGATACGGTCATGGGCCGGGCGCGAGACGTTGCCGCCTACAGCGACCCGTCAAACGCTTACGTGGACTTGCACCTGCCGACCTACAACGGGGAGCCTATCCTGCCGGGGCACCTGCGGACGGCATGGGAGACGGGGCTCAGGCGGGCAACGGCGTTGACCGGGGCCGACGCGCCGCAGTTACTCGGGGTGCGCAACCAGCAGGCCCTTGAGCAGATGATGCAACGGGGCTTTGAACGGTTGAGCACAGGCGCACACCGCACCATCGGGGACGTGCTTACCAAGAGCGACCCCGAGGTCCCTGCCGGCCAGGGCCAGTCGGTGCGCGACCTTCTCATCCAGGGGATGGAGAACGGTGACAACCCGCTAAAAGTGGCGCGGGACCTGCGGGGCAAGTTCGCCGACATTGAGACCTACAACTGGTCTCGGCTGTCGCGGACGGAGATCGGCTTCGCGCAGCAGCACGCGATGATGGCCGAGTATGCAGCGGAGGGGTTCACCGACCTTCCCGGCGTCGAGTATCCAATCTACCATCCCAACTGCTGTCTAGAGGGAACTCAGATACTCGCGGAGGGTGTCCTGGGGGGAATAGCGGGCTGGTATCGAGGCCCGGTCGTAGAGCTTACCCTCGCCGATGGCAGCCAGTTGACCGTTACCGTAAATCATGTGGTACTCACGCCGAGGGGTTTCGTCAAGGCGGGCCAACTCCGCAAGGGCGACAACGTACTCTATGCCACCGGGTTCGATGGGGTAGGCAAGCGAAACCCAGACGTAAATCGGGGTGTAGCCAGCATCGAGCAGGTATTCGGTGCGATCCTTGAAACGCAGGGCAGCACGTCCCGATACATGCCAGTAGCCGCCGAAGATGTCCACGGTGACGGGGCTGGCATCGAGGGCCATGTCCACGTTGTAACGTCCGAGGGCCTTCTGGGGCGTCACGGTCCAACCGGTTTGCTCCAACAGGCCCGCGAAGAGTTCTTCCGTCCGGGAGGTGCCGATGCACTCCCGTTCGCGCGTGGCGGCGATCTTACAGCGGTGCTCATCCGACTGGCGCTTACCGCGGACGGCATCGTGAGCAGGCCCGACCATCCGTTTGCGGGTCTCGGGGGACATGCGATCAGCGGAGAGTTGTTGGGCTTCCTGGTGGGTGCGGAGGGGAATACCGGCGTCACGCAACAGCCGGGTCACCCTCGAACGGCAGGCACCGAACCTCTCGGAGAGGCCCTTGATGCTGTCGCCGGACAGGTAGAGTGCCGCGAGGTCGTCAATGTGCGGGAGCGAAGCTTTGCTGGGCATGTGTATGACCTCCAGACGTTTAGCTCATTGTACATTGCCAATGGGGTATTGTCAAGCAACTGCGTTTGCAGCACAACCCTTGACCTCGCCACTGGGTACATGATACCCGACGTTGCGGTGACGGCGTGTTTCATCTGTCAGGCGGCGAACGGGAACGCGCAGGCGGTGCTTGCCGCTGAACAGGAACGGTTGCTTGGCGCACGGCCAGTATAGCCAGGGGGCACACCATGAGCACTGACGCAAAGCCGGTCGTCTGGGTACACGGGTGCGGGGGCAACGCGGGCATTCTCATGTCCCGCTGCCTCGAGCAGACCGCCGTCGAAGTCTGCGGGTGGGATGACAACCTGTGGCCGCGTAAGCTCGCCGAGTGCGAACTGACAACTGCGAGCGAGACCGCCGACCTGATTGTGCCGATGGCGGACAGCCTTGTGGCCCTGTGGGCCGCCTGCCCGCGGACGTTCTTACCATCGGCGAGCGAGGTGGCGCTCTGCCAGGACAAGTCGCGGCTGGCGAAGGTCCTCGGGGACATTGCGCCGCTGACCTACTGGGTGCGTGACACACACGGGGCGGGTGGCGCCGGGGCGAAGCAGGTCATGGCCGCTGAGTACCTGCCGGGGCGCAACCTGAGCATGGAGCTACTCTACAACCGGGGCGAGTTGCTGGCGACATTCCAGAAGGAACGCCTCAGCTACAGCACGATCCGCCCCGAGCCGAACGTCTGCGGCGTCGGCACGAGCATGGTCAGCCGATGCGTAGATGACCCGGCCAGCAAGGAAGTATGCCACTGGGCGATGAAGCGCATCAGCGCCGAGCCGCATGGTGTCTACGCCATTGACCTGCGGGAGAACGAGTTCGGCGACCCCAAGATCACGGAAATCAACGCCGGGCGGTTCCTAACCGCCAGTTACGTGTACTTCTACCGCACGGGCTACAACCTGCCCCGCATGATGGCAGAGGTCGCTCTGGGCTTGCCGGTGACGCCGCTGTCATCGTACCCGCTGGGGGTATCCATAGTGCGTGGTTACGACCGCGAACCCTGGGTGGGGATGCTGCACAGGTACGATCACGAGCAATTAGAGACGGAGGAAGAGCCATGCCAGATACCTGCCAGATAGCGGGCTGCGATGCTGAGGGCGTATGGTGGTGGGGGCCGTGCGGCGGGCGCTATGGGTGGATGTGCAGCGCCCACAAAGCGCAGTGCAACGACGAGAACTTGCCCGACCCCGAGTGGGAGACGGCGCCCAAGCCGAAGAAGTCCGAACCGGCGGCGAAGCCGGTCATAACGCTGGAGGCGACAACCGATGGCAAAGCAGGAGACGGAGAAGGCTGACCCGGACATGGGGACCGTGCTTGAGCAGATCGCCGAGATGGGCAGGCGCATTGACGCCCTCGAAGCGGAGGTCGGCATCGGCGAGCGCCCGCAGGGGGCGACGACCTGCCCGAACTGCAAGCAGACGCGCTTCTATGACCAGGAAGACGGCCCGCCCGCCAAGTGCGACAGGTGCGGCGCGAAGGCACCACAGGCGGTTGCCGCATGAGATGCCCGCGGTGCCGGGAAGCCTGTGCGCCAGGGACGGCCATGTACCCGCTGTTAGGGCGGACGCCAACGTGTAGCCTACCGTTGGAGGTAACGCCGGATGGCTACGTGTGCGCGGCCTGCTATGCCGATTATGTCAGACGGGGCCTGTGGGGGCGGCTCCTGTGGGCATTCAGCCTGAGGAGGCGTTGACCGATGCCGGAGACCACCGAGAATTACCACCACATTCCGAACCCGTCTTACACGGCGGCGGCGTTCACGGACACCGTGCGCACCGGCACCATCAGCGATGAGAAGGGCATTCAGGCGCGGTACTCGCCGTTGAAGAGTTCCGGCGTCTGGAAGGTGCGAACGTTCCTGTTCGACAAGGGTAAGTGGCCGACCGCGGAAGCCTGCCAGACATGGGCGCGTGACCACAAAGAGTCATTCAAGGGAGCTAGTCCCGTGAGCGAAACCATCTGGACGGGTGAAGCGGGCTACATGCCACGGGCGGCGGGGAGCGCCCCGACGGACGAGGAACTGGAGACTATCAACCGGCACTATGCCCTGGAGCCGCTGGCCGGGGAACAGGTCTACGTGCGGACGATGAAGCTGACAAACGACGCCTGGAGTTCCTCGCACCAGATCCGGCTTGCGCGTGGTTTCCAGCGGTCGGTGATGAACAGCCTTCCGGGGAAGAGCCTGCTGCTGGGCCATGCGGAGACGAAGGACGTGCCCGCAGTTCCCGAGGGGCGCTTCTTCGACAGCCGCGAGGTGCGGGATGCGGAGGCGGGTGTGACGTGGGGGGTGGCCGATTTCTACGTGGTCAAGACAAACGCCAATGAGCACCTGCGGGCGCAGATTGACGGCGGGGTCTTCTCCTACGCCAGCATCGGAATGTACCTGGACGAGCGCCGCTGTTCGCTCTGCGGGCTGGACATCATGAGCAACGAGTGCCCGCACATACCGGGGCGGCAGTATCCTGCGTCGGAGATCACCGCAGCAGACACCATCCCCGAGGTTGACGACGCGGGGCAGGCCTGGTGTGGGATGGAGCTGCGGGGGCAGGGGCAGGCGCTTGAGGGCAGCATCGTCTACCTGCCGGAGTTGCGGGGGACGCAGATTGTGGCGGAGGCGACGCTGGCTGCGCGCCACGGCGACTTTGCCGAGGCGAAACGACTACTTGTGACATCGGCGGGGGTCATAGACCCCGGCACCGATGGCACTGTACCCGATGGGATTGCAGGTGCAGCCGTCACCGAGCAGTCCGGCAGCCTGGGGGCTGCGGCAACACACGAGGAGGGTGAGACCATGAGTGCGGAACTCGAAGCCATCGAGGCCGAGAAGACTGTACTGACGGAGAAGGTCGGCACCCTTGAGGCCAGGATCGGCGAGCTTGAGGCCGCTGGCACGGCGCAGGTGGCTGAGGTGACGCGTCTGGAAGCCGCCGTTGCCGAGGCAGCGCCATTGCGGGCCGCGGCCATTGCCGAGCTTGAGCGGTTGGCTGGTCTGGTCAAGCGCGACGCCGAATTGGACGCCTTCCGGTCGGCGTTTGGGGCGGACCTGTCGGCGATGCCCGCCGAGAAGCTCCTCGCCCTGACCGCTGACTGGACGAAGCTCGTTGACGCAACCCTGTCTGGGGGCAGGCAGAGCACGGACGCCGAGCGTGACGCCGCGACCGGCGAGCAAAAGTCTGCCAATTCCGCCGTCACCGCGACCGCGGTTCGGCACATCGGGTAGGTGAAAGAGCATGATCCGTGCAGTAGGCGGAGGCGATATGGGCGTGCGACTGGCAACAGTCTGCAACGTCAAGTCTACCCTACAGACCATCGTCGCGGTTGTGGGGGACATCGTGGAACTCTCCACGTCCTCGAACTGGTGCATTGACGAGCACAGCACCGGTGGGGAGTTTCGGGACCTGGGCATCATCCGGGACCTGAGCGACGACAAGAAGCTGGCGACCGTCGAATGGTTCGGGAAGAACAAGGTGTTCAACCTGCCGTACTCGGGCACCGCGACCCTGGGGCACTGCGTCATCAGCGCCGCGTCGCAGACGGAGAGCGTTATCACCTCGGCCAACACGACGGAGAGCCCCTTTGCCGTCGTCGTGGCCGTAGACAACCCCGCGTCGGGGTACATTGACGTACTCACCCGTTGAGGAGGTGTGAGCAGATGATCCGCATGACACTCGGAGAACCCGTTCGGACGGACTTCAAGGACGGCGGCCTCGCCGATGCGTTCGGGAAGCAAATCCCGCTGCCCGCCTACCTGGCGGATGTCAGCCCGGCGCCCCCGGAACTCGTTGACGCCGTGAAGGCGCGTTTCCTGGCGAAGAACCCGACCTACGCAGCCAACCCCCACACGGAGGCGGGCAGCGACCCGCTGGAACAGTGGGCGCAGGGCCACGCCGCCCTGTCGCATCAACTCAACTGGTGGGAAGAGCAGAACAACAGCCGCATCGTCAAGGTGGCCGACTTCTACGCCCCCGACGCTTCGATCACCAGCCTGTTCCCGGCGTGGGTGGAGAGTCAGATTCAGTCCGGCATGATTGCTGAGGGCATCGTGCCGTGGCTGACCTTCGCGACCGAGAACGTGAACTCGCAGACCGTCCGGGCCGTGTATGACAGCAGCGCCGCCACCACGCGCTCGCTGAAGAAGATCGGCCCCGGTGGGGAACTGCCGAAGGTGAAGCTGTCGTTCGCGGACAGCGACGTGCACCTGTTCAAGTTCGGGGTGGCACTCGAAGCTGCCTATGAGATCACGAACCAGCAGAGCATTGACGTGCTGGCATATCACCTACAGCGCGTCGGGATGCAGATCGCCGTTGACGAAAGCGACTTGGCGATGCACACCCTGATCACGGGAGATGGCACGACCGCCGGCTCTGCTGAGACCAACACGACTGACGTGGACGTGGCGACTTCGGGCACCGTCCTGTACTCCGACCTCCTATCGTGGGTGTATGACCCCGATCAGCCATACCGGATTGACCGCGCCGTGGGCGGCAAGACGGACTTGGCGCTGGTCGCGAACCTGAGCGAGTTCAAGAAGGGCGCGGAGGGCGCAGTCGCCGCAGGCCTCCCCGACCCGCGTTCCCTGGCGTACCGCCGCTGGGATGGCGGCGTGACGGGCAGCTCCTACGTTGACCGGCTGATTGTCGGCGTTGACAGCCGCATGGCCCTCAAGGCGTATCGCATGGGGTCGCTGTTGCAGGAGACTGACCGCATCATCACCAAGCAGGTGAACGAGTGGACGGCCTCGATCTGGCTCGGCTTCAGGAAGTTCGACGCCGAGGCCACGCACGTTCTGGACTGCGCCGCCGTGCTGTAGTCGGCTGCCATGACTGGGGAGGGGGTTGGTTGACAGCTCCCTCCCACTCAGAGACGAAAGGAGAAATCTACTATGTCTCAGCGATGCTACAACTGGCAGCCTGGTATCCCCCCGACCGCCGTCAACGGCGCGGACCTCGATGCGTTGAGCGTGAGCAATGCCAAGATCAGCGGCATGGCAACCACGAAGCTGTCGGGGACGATCACGAATGCCCAACTGGCGGGCGTTATCACCAACGCCAACATCTCGGGCATGGCGACAACCAAGCTGCAAGGGACGGTCACAAACGCTCAGATCAGTGGAATGGCGACGAGCAAGCTACAAGGGACTGTCACCAACACTCAGCTTGCGGGCGGTATCACCAACGCCAATATCAGCGGGTTGGCGACGACTAAGCTACAAGGCACGGTCACTAATGCCCAGGTCAGCGGGTTGGCGACGACCAAGCTGTCCGGGCTGATTACGAACGCTCAGGTCAGCGGGTTGGCGACAACCAAGCTTACCGGTACGGTCACCAACGCCCAGATTAGCGGGCTCGCCACGAGCAAGCTGTCCGGGACTGTCACCAACGCCCAACTCGCCGGTGTCATTACGAACGCGAACATCAGCGGGCTGGCAACGACGAAGCTGTCTGGGCTGATCACCAACGCCCAGGCCAGCGGGATTGCAACGACCAAGTTGCAGGGCACCGTGACGAATGGCCAGCTTGGCGGCAGCATCACCTCCGACAAGTTGAGCAAGCCGTACAGCCTGTTCGTCATCGGGCCGGTCACACAACTCGCGCCGGCGGTGGCCACGGGGCTCGCCGCATTCCAGGGCTACGGCGCATTCACAATCCTGGAAGCGGGTTGTCACCTGACCGCGAATGGGACGGCTGCGAGCACGATCATTGACGTGCACGCCGGGCCGAACCGGGCGTCGTCCGTGACGGTTTTCGACAGCACGAAGCTGAAGCTGAATGCGGCGTCCGACCTGATCACGAAGGTTGCCGCGCCATCGGGCACCCTGGGCGCTATCACCGACGACTACAGCGTGTGGGTTGACATTGACGCCGTGGCGTCTGGGACGAAGTCCAACCTGTCTGTCTGGCTGGTCTGCAAGGAACTGCCGGTGGCGTAGCAGCGCCACGGGCGGCATCACAAGGGGCCGCTCTTGCGAGAGGGCGGCCCCCGCTACATTTGCCAGGGGGCAAGCTATGAAAATCGGCGTCGCCACATCCAACGACGCATTCCTCAAGCCGCTGGAGAACGAGTTGAACCGCCGCGGGCATGACATCCTGAAGTACAGGCACACCGGCGATCCGAGGCAGGACGCCTTCCAGTTAGGGCAGTTGCGGGCGCTATCAGAACGCGCCTTCGTGGACTGGGCGCAAGACCCGCTGTTGGAGGTTCTGGGGGGGCCGAAAGACCCGTGGGCAGAGACACACCTCGTCTTCTGCCGCGTCCACAGGATCGAGATGTACCTTGACGACTACATTCAACAGATCCCCTGGCCGAAGGTCGCGGGGCTGTTTTTCATCGCCGACCATGTGCGGGAGCGGTTCCTCGCGAAGGTCCCGGCGCCCCCGCGCAATGTCATCGCCCTTCCCCACGTTGGCATCCGCGAAGACATGTGGTGGATAGACGAGGCAGCCCGGTCGTGGGAGCCGCCCTATGTCATCGTGATGGCGGGGAACATCGTCCCGAAGAAGCGCGTGTACACGGCCGTCCAGATGCTCGCCGATCTGCCGGAGGAGTTTCACCTTCACATCTACGGGCAGGGCGGGCAGGCCGGGTACGGGAACCCCGAATACCACATCAACATCGGGGACCTGATAGACGATCTGGGCCTCGGGAACCGCGTGCAGGGGAGGCCGCCGGTGCCGCATGAGGAGTTGTGCGGCATCTTCCAGCGGGCGCATTTCGTACTGTCTGCCAGCAACGAGGAGGGGTGCCATACCAGCGTAGCCGAGGGGATGGCGTGCGGCTGCGTGCCGCTGGTAGGCGGTTGGCGGGGCGCAGGCAACGTCTACCCCGAGGAGTGGGTATGGAAGACGCCGAGGGGCCTCTACGGGTTGTGCGACCGCTGGGCCGGGATGCCCGAAGACGAGCAGCGTGGGTTGACGCAATGGGCGCGCGACTGGGTGTTGCCGAAGTACGATGCGCGCATAATCGCCGGGCAGATGGCCGACGTTATCACCGGGCCGCTGGACGCGCAGACGGTGGGCCTGTGGTATGACACAGAGATGTTTGACCAAATGGCAGAGCAGGACGGCAACGGGCGGCAAGCTGACGCGCTGGTGAAGGCACAGGCGTTGTTGGCCGGGCGTGACGCGCCGCGAGTGTTGGAACTGGGCTGCGGCACCGGCTACCTGACGCGCAGCCTGGCAGCCGGCGGTGTCGCGGCCTTCGGGCAGGACATTTCGACGCGGCTGGTGGAATGGGCGCGGGAGCAGGGGCAGGAGGGGGCCACGTTCGAGTTCGCCGATATGACGCAGCGCCTCATCAAAGGCCCGTGGGACCTCGTGACGCTGGTAGACGTGCTTGAGCACATTCAGACGCACCTACACCAGCCGGCCATCGTGCGGGTCGCCGACCAGCTCAAGCCGGGCGGGGTGGCGCTCATTCGCTTCCCGCACCGGGTGCACGACAAGCAACTGATCGAGGAGTATGTGTTCCCGAAGGTGCTGCGCCAGATGTGCCGCAAGGCGGGATTGGAGGTGACTGAGTTCCGGGAGTTGGAGGCCGGGTACTTTGAGATCGTAGCCGTGAAGCCGTGAACACTTTGCCAGGGGGCAAATACCATGAAGGTACTCATCATCGGGAAGGGCATCGTCGGGGCGTCCACGGGCGCCATGCTGGAGACAAAGGGCTACGAGGTCATCTACCACGATCCGCCGAAGGGGATTGTGGCAGGGGAGGAAGGTCGCGACCCGGACGTGGCGCTCATTTGTGTGGGGACGCCGATAGGTGCGTCTGGCGGATTGAACGACGCAGTTGTCGTCGAAGAGTTCCGCGCGGTCATATCAGACATTTGGCCGCGCATGATAGGCATCAGGAGCACCATGACCATCGCGGCCACCGCGGCCTGCGGTCTTCTGTTGGAGCCGAGGGAACCGGCGTACAAGACCCCCTGGTTCCTCTGGCCGGAGTTCCTGAAAGCCAAGTATGCCACGATTGACGCCGCGCGCCCAAGCCGGACAGTCATCGGATGGGGCGGGCCGGGCGACGCGCTGAGTGGAGACAACCGCGCGACCATCGAGGCCCTGCTGCCCGCGACTGACGGGCCGACCGTCTGGACATCTGCCGCGGGCGCGGCTTTCATCAAGCTCGCGACCAACGCCATTCATGCGGTCAACGTGGGTCTCGCCAATGACCTCGCCGCCTACGCCGCGAGCTACGGGCTGGACTGGAATGCCCTTGTGCCGCCGCTGGCCGAGGGTAGCAACACCATCCCGAGTAATATCCGGGTGACGCTCGAAGGCGGCTACGGCGGGGCGTGCCTTCCGAAGGACGTTGCCGAGATCGTCCACGACGCGAGGGCGCGGTCGGTGTCGGTGCCGACGTTGCAGGCGACGCACGAGGCGAACCTGCTCAGGAGGCCTATTGAGTATGCGCCTGCATGAGCAGCCGTGGGAGGCCGAATGGGAGGCGCGCGGCCCGCTGACGGAGACGGTCTCGCCAGAAGATCATGTCTGTCCAGGATCAGCGCACGCCAATGTCTACAAGCGCGACTGTCCATACTCATTCGGCGGGGTCAACCGGATATGGGAGGTGGTCGGCCCGCTGCTGCGAAGCTGGATGCGCATTGCAGACATCGGCGGTGGCGACAAGCCCCTGCCGGGTGCGTGCTTCAACTTCGAGCGCGACCTCGGGTTCCGCTGGTCAGACCCCGGCCCCTACTGGGCGGAGGGGCCATTTGACTTCGTGTTCTGCTCGCACGCGCTTGAGCACGCGGAAAGCGCCGATGCGCAACGGCTGCTGCTGGAATGGACGCAGCCGATCAAGCCGGGCGGATCGTTTTTCATCACGTGCCCGCACCGTTGCAGCGCGGAATGGTCGCCGATCCTGCGGCCTGCTGTCCGGTCATCGCACCTGTGGGCGCCGACGGCATCCTGTGTCGGGAACTACCTGCTGGCAAATGGGTTCCGCATGGCAGCGGGCGAGACGCACGACTGCCCGCGACATGCCTGGTGGCTGCACCTGCTGAAAACTGCCTGAGGGGGCAAACATGAGAATTGCACACTGGTCGCTGTTCGCGCCGAACCAGAGTGGGCTTTACCACACGACGAAGGATACCGTTCTCGCGCAACGGGCCGCGGGAATTGACTGCGCCCTGATAGACGCGACTGATGGGATGGCGAAGACGGATGGACACTTCGCAACCGAGTCGTGGCACTACGCTGATACCGCCGATGTCTACGTAATGCACCTTGCCATCCCCGAACCCTACTACAGCGACGGGACGCCGCAGGTCATCCTGCTACACGGCGCGCCCCTTTACTCCATGCAAACGGAACTCTACGGGCTGGAGGATGGGAACCCCTCGCCGTGGTCAACGATCCTGCGGTACTTCGCCCGCACTGACCCGACGCTCTATGTGAGCATGTGGGAGCGGGAGCAGGGGGCGTACTGGAATGCGCTGGACGCGGGCCGCGGGCGGATGCGTTACGTGCCGCGGGGTATGGACGCCGCGGGGAACGGGCTATCCCCGGATGGCCTCGCGCGGACGTTGACAGGGAGCCCCGCCATCGTGATCGCCGACCAGTTCCGATACTTCAAGGACGCCATCCCGAGCCTCTACGGGGCGCTGGAATACTGGCGGCAGAACCCGGCGGCGCGTGTTCACCTGTTCGGTCTGCCTGCCAAGGGCCACCGGGCGCGGGACACCATTGACCGCTGGATCGAGGGCGGCGACCTGCGCCACTGCATCGGGTCGGTCAACGGCATCGTGGACTATCTGCCCGAGGTGTTCCGGGGCGCAGACGTGCTGCTCACTACCGTCCACGGGGAGAGCCGAGTCGTGTTGGAGGCCCTGGGTTGCGGGTGCCCCGTGGTCGGCCCGTTGGCAGAGGCAACGGCGCGCTGTGACAGGTTTTGGGAGCCCGAACGGGTTGCCAGCGCCATCCGGTATGTGCTGGCAAGCGCGCCGAGCCGGGCGGCTATTGCGGCAGGGATCGGCTCCGCGTACCCGATGACCGCGACGGTGGCCGCGCTCAAATCCGTCTACGAGGAGTTGGCAGGCTGATGGCAGTTTCCGCGCCGCTGGTCAATGCCGCCTCTGTGATAGGCGAACTCGACCTGTCTGAGCAGGAGTTCGCCTATGAGCACGATGGGCAAGAGACGCCGGGCCTTAATGCTCGCGTCACTGACGCCATTCGCCGGGCGTCGCGCCGCGTTCAGCAGTCTGTCGGTGGCAACTACACCAGCACCGACGCCCTGACCATCGCCTGCCTGCGGGATGGCGAGTTTGCACTGGCCTGCGCCTTGATGCTCAGGCAGCGATTGAACATCCTCAACGGTCGCCCCGAAGAAGCCCCGCCCCCCGAACACATTCACCCTGAGTTGATCGGCGAGCAGATTGCCGAGTATCTTGGCGACTTCGAGACGGCCATCGCCCCCTATCGCAGCAGCGAGGACTTCGACAAGCCGGGGACGGCGTTCGCGTTTGGCGCGGTGGGCGTTGACGAGACGAAGGCCGATGTGAGCACCGGGGGCTATGACAGCACCGACTTCGGCGAACTGCCGAGTGAGTGATCATGGGCAACTACCGCACTTGGGGCGAGTTCGCGAAGGCGATGGAGCGGCGGGCCAATGAGATGCCTGACGCCTTCCGCGAGGGCACGACCAACGCCACGAACATCCTGCACGTTGAGGCCAAGAAGCTACTCCGCGAGCTGGTCTATGACAAGCCGGAGGACAGAACGGGTTGGAGCTACAGGAAAAAGGATCGCGGGACGCCGGTGGAGCGGTTCACCATCTTGAAGAGCGGGAAGCGCGGGCGCTCTAAGTCGGGGCGCAAGAAGTGGACGCGCACGGGGAACCTGCGACGCAGTGAGAAGAAGTCCGTGGTCTCACCCGTCCTCGGCGTCGTCAACAACGATGCCAACTACGCCCTACCGCGTCACGACCTGGGCTTGCCTGCGGGCAGCCCCGAGGCCATCAAAGGGTCGCGCCGCAAGTCAGAGCGGATAGCGCCCTGGCGGACAAGGGCGATAGCGAATACAGACCAGGCGCGACGCGAGGCGTACCGCGACGCGATCTGGGAGCGGCTGCGTCAGGGGCAGGCGCAGTCGGCTGACCGAGATGCGGGCGCGTCATCTACGCGCCCGTTTGCCCCCAGCAGCGCCCCCGGTCGGATGGCCGGGGGCGTGAACCTAACCGGAGACGTTTGCCGTGACGTGATAGGCGAAACAGTCGGAGTGCCGCAGGGGGCACTATGCGCGCAAAGGAGAGGTGAGCGGGTCTAATGGCCATCACCAGCGTCAAGTCGGGCTACAACGCCAGCCTCACGATCACCAGCGGCTCTTCGACCTACACGGGAGCCGAACTCACAGACGTATCGGTGAGCATCAGCCAGGAGCCCATTGACATCAGCGACCTGGGCTCGACGTGGCGTGAACGGGACAACGGCCTGCTGGACTGGGAGATCACGGGGCGCAAGAACCTCGCCACCTTCACCAGCGGCTTCCTCGCGTTGACGCGGCTGACCGATACCGTGAATGTCACGGTCAAGCAGCCGGCATCCAGCAGCGCCGCATTCAGCGCCGTGGGGATCATCACCCGTGGCGTGCTCAACCTGCCGATGGGCGCGACGACTGAGGAAGTCACCCTCGTCGGCAACGGCACCGCACCGACCATACCCGCGTAGTCGTGCGCGGGCAACAACTGCTAGGGGGCAAGAATCATGCCGAAGAAGCAGCAGCACAAGGCCGTGACGGTCGCAGCCATTCAGGCCCGCGGCCACGACGTTGTGGCGAAGGAGTGGGTGCGCATTCCCCAGTGGGCCGACAACCCCGAGGACCCCGAACAGGGGTGGGTTTGCGTGTGGGCTAAGTGCCAGCCGGAGGATCTGAGCATCGCCGGGGAAATCCGGGCGGCGCTGGCAGCGGGTGAGGGCAGCCCTGACCAACTCTCGAAGGCGAAGGCCCGGCAGCGCATCGCCACGGTCATCACCTGCACGCACAACGGTGACACGCCCGACGCGCCGCACGTCTTCGGGACAATCCACTTCGGGATGCTTGAGGCCCAGCCCACGGCGGTCATTGACACCATCGTCAACGCCGTGGAGGCGCTGGACTATGTGCCGACCAGCGAGCAGGAGAAGGTCGCGGATTTTTTCGCGATACTGCCCGATCTGGTGGCTTGCTTGAGCGATATCGGTTCTGCCTGCGGGTGCTGCACAGACTGCCGGAGGAACTCCCTCCCGGCCTGCCCGAAGGTGCGATTGGAATTGCTCGGGTTGCAGATCGGGTCCTCGCCGAATACGAAAACGGATACGTCTGCGACCGATGCGCCGACGAGCAACGACACCGACAACGCTGCGTGATCTGCGACGCCCAGTACCGTGAACCTACCGCACACTAGGAGCCTGCGATGGCTGTCTCCACTGATACCCTGCGCACCGAGGTCCGCATGGACGGCGCGAGTGCGTACACTCGTGGCTTGTCGGAGATCGCCAACGGGTCGCAGGCTGTCGCCGAAAAGCAGCAGCAGATGCAGAAGCAGATGCGGATGCTTGTGCCGATCCTGGCGGCGGGTGGGGCGGGTGCCCTCGCCCTTGGCGTGGGGATGGTGCGGCTCGCGGGGCGCATGGAGGTGGCGCGGGTCGGGTTCACGACGTTGCTGAAAGACGGCGAGAAGGCGGGCCGGTTCGTCCGCGAGTTGCAGACCTTCGCCGCCGAGACCCCGTTCGAGTTCATGGGCTTGCAGGACGCCTCGAAGCGGATGCTGGCCTTCGGGTTCGCTGTTGAGCGTATTATCCCCATGCTGACGACCATCGGGGATGCTATGGGCGCATTGGGCGCCGGGCAGGAGGGCATCAATCGTGTGATCCGGGCGTTCGGCGTTATGCAGGCGCGGGGGCGGGCCATGAGCCGAGACCTGCTGATGATGGCAGCCGCGGGCATTCCCGTATTCGAAATCCTCAAGGAGGAGTTGAACCTCACCGCCGCCCAGGTAGGGCGCATCGGCGAGCAGGGGATTGCGTCTAACATTGCCATAGCGGCGTTGCTCAGGGGTATGGAGAAGCGGTTCGGCGGCGGTATGGAGCAGCAGTCTAAGACGCTGGAGGGCTCGTTGTCGAACCTCGTGGACACCTTGCAACTCACGGGGGCCGAACTTGGCGCGGGCCTGATCGAGCCGGTGACGAAGGCCACGCGGGCATTGACTGAACTTGGGAACAAGGTGCGGGGCCTTGCGCCGGGGACCAAGAAGGGCATCGCCATTGACATCATTACCGGGGGCGTCACGCTGGCAGCGACGGCGGGCATTCTCAAGTTTGTGATGATGTGGAAGGAGTTCGCGGCGTACCAGACGATCATCACGGGGCGGACTGTGGCGCAGACGGCGGCACAGCAGACTGGCAATGTTGCGGTCAGGGCGGGCGCCGCCGCATGGTTGGAATACGCGGAAGCGGCTGACATAGCGGGCAACTCAGCAGCCGCCGCCAATGCTCGCGCGATGGCTGCTGGCGGAGCGCCGGCGGCAGCGGCTAGGGCTGGTGCAGAGGCAGGCGCAGGGGGCAGCGGTAGTTGGTGGAACCTGCGGAAGCCCGCGAGCAGTCGTCTGATGCCGTCCATGCCTGTTGGGGTCGCGGGGCAGGCGATGCAGATGGCGTCAATGATGATGGCGGGGCAGGCTGTCGGCAAGTTTATGATGGCCGAAGATGCCGAAGAGAAGCTGCACCAGGCGGGGCGGGCGGCGGGGTATCTGGCAGGGGCGTTCAACCCGCTCATTCTGGCGGTAACAGTGGCGGCGGACGCCCTCGGCACCTTTGTCATGTACCTCGCGGACAGGAACCTTGAGCAAGCAACCGAGTTCGCGGGGCAGGCGTGGGGGTTCGACGAAGCGGGCAAGCCTTGGGATGACGAAGAGATCAAGAAGCAGTGGGGTAAACTGGTGCGCCAGGGCGGAAAGGCCGCCGGCTGGAAGTCTTGGGAGGACTATGAGAAGAAGTGGGCAGAGACGGGCGGCATATCCGAAGAGGAGTTCGCTGCCCGCACAAAGGCGAGACAGGCTTCTGAGATCGCCCTTCAGCAAAAACGAGAGGGAGACAAGCTATACCGCCGCCAGGGCGGTATCGAGGGCGCGGTCGATGTGGACCGCCTCGCCGCCCAGACTGCCGCCCGCGAGCGTGACCTGAAAGCCATCGAGCGG